GCCACTCGCATTCCGGCGTGCTCAGTGCTCAGCCTCCAAAGTGTGCCGACAACTGCGACAACGCCAGCGATAGCCAAGCCCTCAATCACGACAGCAATGCGTTACCACCTAGGTTTCCCGTCTATGTGGTCTGAATTTCTAGGCGCATCTGATTGCGCGGCCCAACCGCTTCCGGCACGCTCAGCGTTTCAATCGTTGTGCTGGGATAGCTGTTCAACACCAGTGCCGCAGCAGCCTTGAGATCAGCGCTGCCGCCCCAGTCCACCAAGTACACAATCCAACGGCGAAACGCGTTGGGGTTCTTGTATTGCGGAATCGGATCCAGCTCGGGGTCGCGGACGATCACAAGCTCCATGCCAGTCACCGTCACTCCTGACGGCCTTGCTTCCCCAATCGCTCGCACCTGGACCGCTGGCGTTGTTGTGCCATTGCCCAGCGTGTAAGTGCCCAGCGCTGAGGACAGCAGTGATTGCAGCGCAGTGCGCAACGCCAAGACTTCCATGGCCTTAGCTTTCCGTCACCAGCAACAAGCCTGCCTCTAGCCAACCTGCCAAGGGCCGGCGTGGCACGTTGACCGTATAGGTGGCCAAGGGCCTGTCAATGTCCCTGAGCTTGATGCTGCCGTGCTTGCAGGCTGAGACGGCCACCAGCCCGCCACGGATGTTCTTGCCTTCCCACCGTGGGCACAACACCCATACGGCTTCATCGTCGCTGCGTAGGGCCCGCACATCAGGGACCTTGGCCTCTGTTGCAGCAGCCTTGAGGATGGCCGGCCATGCAGCAAGCAGGATTGGCGAAGCCTGGTTTTCATGCCTTAGTGCCAGCGCCACCGCAGCTACGTCAGCGGGCAGCCCCGTCTCGTCATCACGGTTGCGCTCGCGGTACATCGCAAAGTCCATCGCCGTAAACGCTTTGGACTTTTTGGGGTCGCGGTTGATGTTGGCGGTCAGTGCCTGCAACGCTGCAATGGGCAGCTCAGCCAACGCGGCCTGCTCACGCCGAATGCGCTGCAGTTGCTTCCATGCGGTCAGCACCACCAACCGCAACTCATTGGCAAACGTGCGCCGGTCAAACGCCCCTGGGAAGCTGTGCGTCAGTTCCCAGAAGATTTCGCCCCAGTCGGTGCTTTCCTTTTGGCTGTGACCGGCTGCGGCTTTTTTAGGTCGTCCTCGCTGGGCGGGTTAGTCGGCATAGCTTCGGCGGCCTGCTCGTCCTGGGCTAGCTGCCAGATGCCGTCGAATAGCGCCTTGTCAAGGCTGCGGGTGTCATCCAGCGACCACTCGGGCAGATTGCAACGCGAGCGGATCAGCCCAGTCACCGTCGCCTCAATGTTCCGTTGGCCAGCCTTGGCATAAACCACAGCCACCTCTTCAATGCGCTGGGCATGTTTGATGCGGATGGCATCAGCAGCAGGTTCCAAGCTGCGGCCACTGATGGCGCTTTCAATAATTTGAAACGCCTCGGTCAGACTGAGGTTTTCTTCCTTGGCGATGGCGTCGGCAATCTGGGCGCCACGCACGAAGCTCGACTGCTCACCGGCTAGGAGTTCGGCAATGGTGGCCGACTCGCCCACTGTCAGACCGCCCCTAACTTCCAGCTCCAACACACCACAGCGGTCATTGCCGACGCGGCGAGTGGTCGGCGCTGCGGGTGGAGTGATGAACGGCAGCATTAGCTGTTGACGATCTTTGCGATAACTCTAGCCGCACTGTCCTGCAGCAACTTGGCGTAGCGGTTGGCTGCTGTCTGGATCTTGAGCTGCTGGCTCAGGCGGCGTGGGTCAGGCGGCGTGGTACGGGTCATGGTTACAAGTTAAGCGGTGGCGTGAAGTTGGCGGTATACAGCGCTTTGGTGTCAAAGCGTAGGCCGTGCAAATAGACCGGTTCTGCCGGTGTCGTTACAACTTGGTTAGTGCCAAAATAAGCATCTAACCATGTTGACGCAGGGCTTGGGTTAAAGGCTAAGGTCGGCCAATCAACAACAGTGGAACCAATTATTTCGCCGTCAAAAAATGCACGGATTGTTGTGCCGCTTCGGCTGATGGCGACGTGATGCCAAACTCCAGGCAGCAGCTGCGGACCAGTTGTGGAACTCAGTAAATCTAAAAGATCATAAAGAAATATAGATGGCTTGCTGCTATCGCCGCGCACCGTAAATGTAAGCGTTCTGTATGCTGCTCTGTTTACCCCGCTACCTCGCGTTTCAAGACCTAAGTTAATATCAATATAACCGTTAGAGCCGACGCGCACTGATGTATCTACATAGTCCTGCAGGACTACATAGTTTGTGCCAAACTTGGCGTAATACTGCAAGGTAAAATCTTGAACGCCATTTTTGAAGCGGCTATTGGAATCCTCAAAAGGAAATCGGCCAGTGATGTTGACATAGTTGCCTCGTGGCGAACTGGCGCAGATTAGTGTTGGGCTGCTGTTTGGGCCCAAGACACTTGAGTAGGTCGGCGTACCACTAACTACTGTGGCAAACGAAATTAAGCCGCGATTGTTTAACTGGACTTGGCTAGCGACAGGTTCTGCGCTAGGGCGCATCAGGAAGAACTCATCACCGGCTCTGCGATTAGCTGCGGGTCTGCGCTCAATCTGCGGTTGCTTAAAGCTGGTTCCGTAGAGGGGTTTGCCGTCGAGCGACAAGCCCTTAGCTGCTTGCGCTGCAACGCGTTTATCCAACGCTTCAGCGCTTAGGTTGAGGGTACGCTCTTTTTCCAGCTGGGCTTGGCGGGCCGCTTGCTGTTGTTGCTTGGCGCGATCACTGAGGCCGCCCGATCCAACCGTGACGTTGATCTGGGTGCTCATGCCTAGTCGTCGGTGACGAGTTGGATGCGGTAGGTCTGCGTTTGGCCTGCGGCCAAAGCAATGTTGGGGTCTTCCGTGATGAGGCTGTGGATGTAGGTGGCTCCGTCGATGTAGCAGACAATGCGGTCGTAGGTGTAGCCCGCACCAGTGGCAGTGAAGGCGGCGTCCAAAGCCGGGATCTCGTAGCGGGCGTCGGTGGCGTCATACGCGCCAGTGGCAATCACGCTACTGAAGCGGGCGTAGCCGTTGCCGCTTTGCTCAACGCTCTGCCAATTGGCCACGGTGCTTTCGGACGTGTAACCGCTGACGCCGACCGAGCACAGCATGACTTTGAGCGTCTCGCCTTCGTAAGCCAGGTTGGCAACGCGAGCCAGTTCTTTTTGGCTAATTGTGGTGGTGAGTGCCATGAATTAGGCCACCGTAAAGGTAAAGATGCCGGAGGCGTTCCAGATGATCTTGAAGTCGGTGCCATCTCCAGCCGACTCAGAGCCACCAAAGTCAATAAAGGCAATAGGCGGGTCGTTTGCGTCCGTGTCGTTGTAGAGAATGGCGTAGGAAGCTGTGATGGCACCGCCTGAGGCGCTCCAGGTTGCGTCGTTGGCGTCAAACTTGGCGTCGTTGGTCGTAACCGTGGTAACTGCAACGCCGGTCAACGCCTGGCCACCTGTGGTGTAGCCGAACGAGCCGGCCACTTCGGTCTTGGTGACTCCTGCCAGCGTGGTGTTGGTGGCGTCGAATGTGGCGGCGGTGTAGAGCGCCACTTTGTAGGTGTCGGCAGCGGCGTTGCTGCCGTCAGCAAACAGCTTGGCTGTGTGGTTGTACAGGCTGATCGTGACGGCCACGGGGCACTTGCGGTCTTATGCCCTAGTTTTCCGTCGTGTCACGGGATCGCATTAGTCAGGTCTGTCAGCAGCTGACTGACGCGGGCGCTCAACAAGCCCAGATCCAAGGATTCACCGATGGAATAGAAGGCGGCGCGCTGGTTTGAAAGCTCAGTGCTGTTACTAAACGTACCTGTTGTGTAAATACTTAGCGTGCTGTTGACTCGACCATCTGATGCAAGTGTTTTGCTAACAGATTGCCCATTTCGATAGTAAGTAAATGAAGCAGAAGTGCTTCGATTTAAGCCGACCAATCCAGTGCTCAGTGAGTTATCGCTACCTGAAGCAGAGACTGCTGCGTTTGATGAATGACGCAAGACAAAAACGCTACTGTTAGCGGCAAGATGCGTAGCGCCAACTTCGCCGCCGCCGGAACCTCCACCAAAAATCCAGTTAACAGTGCCGTTTGTAGGCACAGTGGTTAGCCACGCCGCAATATGATGGCTATTTTGCGGATCATCCTGCCGATTGCGGTTAGTATTAATATACTTGGTGTTTCCGTCTCCTATTAATCCAGTTTTGCGGTTATAGTCGCCTGAAACAAAGTTTACGTTTGTTGGTGCTGCACCAACGAGCGGGGTCAAGGCTCCAGTTAACGTGCGAGCGCCGGCAAGGATGCAACAAGCCTTAATAGCGCTCCAGATGCCGTCCGTCTTGCAGCCAAGCACAAAATCATTGATGGCATAGTAAGTAGCCTCCTCTAGGTCTTGGCCATCCGCAGCTTCGACAGCAGCAATATATGCAGCAGCATTTGCGTCAAGTAGCTTAGGTGTCAAAGCTTGAACGGTAATGCTCTTAACAGGTGATGCAATACTTGCTCCGCCGCTTACTATAGGCGTTGCTGCAGTATCAGTAATTCCTGCTGAAGGAACAAAGATTTGCAGCTTAAACTTTCCGGCTTGTTCGGGATTAAGACCAGCCACTTCCACGCTACTGAGTGGAACCTTGACTGAACTGCCGCCTGCAACGGCGGGGGCCAGTGCAGTCAATGCCATTGATGCAAGCGGGGGCTTGACACTGCCACCGCCACTGACTTTTGGCACCAAGGCTGCCACGCTGTTTGATGCTGCCGGCACCTCTACTTTGAGGATGCGGCGCACCTCAGCTTGAGTACGCAGAACCAGCGCCGGCACCACAGTCAGCAGTGACAGGCTGTAGTCGAACTTGGTGACGACATTGCCGAGGCGCAGGCGGCCTTCATAGACAGCAGTTTCGTTGTAGGGCAGGACTGTGTTGGTGGCGTTCATCTGGCCGTCCACAATTGCGGGCTCGGCAGGCAGGGTCGTCACGCCTGGGGCGACGGGGAACCAGAACGTTCCAGTGCCGCCGACTGCTGCCCAGAACAGGGCATCCGTGCTGCAGACAATGCCGTTGCTATCAAACGCCCACTGGTTGCCGTTGCTCCGGTACAGCGCTGTCAAGCCATCGGCCTGCAGGTACAGCGGGCTGAACGGGGCCACAGGCAGCCGCTCTGGCGCGAGCTGAAGGTTGACGCCGCTCCGGTTGCCCAGCAGCAGGCGGTTTTGGACCCGCCCGTAGCGGTTAGCTTTAGC